AGGTTTAGAGGAGAGGTAGAGTGGATTTAATTATATTGTTTGCGATTATCGGTGCGGCGATAGGGATGGCTATTCCTGATAAGTATTTAATCAAATGGTTTAGGAGTAAACGATAATGACTATCGAAAAGAAATTAGACGCGCTTATTGATGCGTTAGGGTTTGATGTTGAAAGGGTGAAAGCCGGTATTGTTCATTGTGATTGCCATAATAGTAACCCTTTAGCTCGGGACCATATGGCTGGGTGTATGAAGTGCCAAGGTACTGGTGTATTGCATGGCGTATTCGATTACAAGCTAACTAAGCGACCTAATCCGCTAGATGTGCCTTACGATGATATAAGTCTAAGGCAGTTAACTCAAAATGTAATTGATTTAGAGGTCGATCCTACACTAAATGCTAGTGATAAGTGGATTAAATACCCTAAAGAACAGTTTTCCGCTGTTATCGATTGGTTTGGTAATGATGCAAAAAGGATGAACGAGCATAGATATAACGTATTTAGTGTGGAGGTAAGTTTAGATGAAGAGCCTTTATCAATGGCTGAAGCTAGATGCAAGGACATGGTCATGAGAGGTACACACCGATGATTGAATATATATTTATTAGCTATGTGGTGATGCTGTTTTGTTGTGGTAAGCACTGGCTTTGCGAAGATCAAACAGCAAAGACTTGCTTTAAAAACTGGTTGGTGTCGCCTTTATCGATGCTTTGGTATTTAGTTATTACTTTTGTGGAGTGGTAATGTAGGCAATAAGTATCATTAGACACGGTTACTTGGTAAGTAAGAATATCTGATAGGGTAGTTATTATTAGCTAGTCATATATAAACAATTTATCGAACACAGTTTATCGTCTTATCGGACGGGTAACATTAATGAGCTTCTTGTTTTGTTATGCAGCTTCAACATCTGCGCATCTCTATAATGATTTTGTACCAAGCTTTTAATTCGTTTATCCACCACCCCACGGCTAAGTTAGGGGTCAGGCTCCCGTGTCTATCACAAATATTGCTAACTGCTGCCGCATCCTTACGACTAGGAGATTGTTTATAACGTTTGAATGGTGGGAATTCTGGCAATAAAAAAGCCCTATGGTGTATCTGTTGAGACCGGATTAAATTAATAACCGCCAGACACGCCGTAGAGCTTTCTTGTTACTTGGGGTCTCACGCCAATCAACAGAATCAATTATACAGTATTGCTATTTAATTAACAAATAGTGTTGACTTGTGACGGTACTGAGTCATACTGTAGTTAATTAATCAGATGGAGAAGAGTGTGAAAAAGGCGATATTTTTATTTGATGTGACAGGGTTCATGGCGTTACCCTGGGCTGAAGCAGGTTATCAATGCTTCTGCTTTGATGGTCAGCATCCGCAAGGTGTAAGTATTTCAAGCTTGCACCCTAATATTATTAACGTGGGCATGTGGTTCAGTAATGAAATAACCGGTGATATTTCGCTACTTGATGTTGATAAAATAAAATCATTTACCGGTGGCAATGTTAGTTTTGTTTTTGGGTTTCCTGAATGCACACATCTTGCTGTTAGCGGCGCTGCTCACTTTGCTAGAAAGCGTGATGCTAATCCATTCTTTCAAGATGAGGCTATGGTATTAGTTCACTTAACCAGGTACTTAGGTGAGAGTTATGATTGCACTTGGGCATTAGAAAACCCAGTAAGTGTTATCAGTTCAAAATGGCGAAAGCCTAACCACAAGTTTCACCCTCACGAATACGGCGGATATTTAAGTGAAGATGATGTTCACCCTAATTATCCTGAGTATATAAGGCCAAGGGATGCGTACCAAAAGAAAACATGTATCTGGGCTAGTGATGATTTTTTGATGCCAGAATTTAAAGAGGTTGGCCCGGATGGTATCGATCTAGTTAACGGCAAGTTACCATATAAAAACGAATTAATAAAAGGAACCCGTCAAAGAACTGATATTGAGGGCGGCCTAATGTTTTATGAAAATGGCGCGATCATGGAGGATTACGAACACTTAAAGAATTTTGATTATGACGAAGACGGAAATCCCGTCTGGGGATACTCTATTCAACATAAAAAATTAGGTGGTAGATCACTTAAAACGAAAAACATTAGAAGCGCAACGCCCAGGGGTTTTGCAAAAGCCGTATTTTTAGCTAACAACACACAAGGATGTGATTAAATGAAATTCCCATCAGGTAAAGACTTTATAAAAATGATACCTCTTTTAATTGCTGCGATTATTATAGATAACTTTAAGCTCGTCGCTTTTATTATGATTACATTGATAATCTTATTTAATATTTAAAAGGACAGCTAATGGCAATAACTAAAAAGAAATGCGCTTGGCCTGAATGCGACAAAGAAGTTCATGGTACTAAGCGTTTACAGTATTGCGGCAATACTTGTAAGAATAAGCAATGGCGATTAAACCAGAAACATAACAAGGATAATAATGATGAATGATTTAACAGCATTCGAAGCGGTGCTTTGTATCGCATCTATAATAGTCGCTGGTTGGTGGGTGATTGGTGAAATAAAAGGGGAAGAGTGTGATTAAATTTGATTTAGAAAAGGCTTTAGCGGGTGACAAGGTTGTGACTCGTGATGGTCGTGAGGTTACGCAGTTGGTTAATTTTGTGGTTATGACTGACCGTTCATTGTGCGGCGTACTCGATAAAGAGTTGTGCACATGGCTTATTGATGGTTCTAGGTATGTATCGGGCGTACCTGTCGAAAATTACCGTCTATTCATGGCACCTAAAAAGCTTAGTGGGTTTGTTAATGTTTATGATGATGGAAGGCATGGAACCGTACACAAAACAAAAACTGCTGCTGATGAGTGGGCTGAGGATATGCCGCGAGATTGCATCAGACTTACATGTATCGACCTTAGCCAATTCGAAGAGGCTCACAATGAACAAGTACAATAAAATCAGCATAGCCGCATTGATAATTATAGCGGCCTGCGTTATGACAATGCCAACGGTTTAGGAGGGTGAAAAGAAGGGGCGCAATGCCCCTTTAACTTATGTACTAATTATTATTGTTATACCACACTACCAGGAATATCTTGACCGCTCTTCAATTCCATATCAGTTAACTTAAGGGCGGTATCTTCGTTTTGTTTAACTCCTTTCTGCGCTGCTGTAATATTAAACTGTCTCGCATTCTCTTGTAACTCTGCAATACCTAAAGCAGCACTCTTATCATCAGCTTGAGCCTTAGACTGAGCCTTGATTACCTCAACTTCAGATAGTGCTTGTAACTGTGTAATCCGCTGCGCTTGTGCCTCCATACCTTGTTGTAATTGAATAACCATAGCATTTAACTGTTCGTTATCAACTCTAAGCTGTTCCGCTGGCTCGTCTGGGTCATTGACATACAATGAAGTATCTTTCATATCCAAAGCTTTCATCATCTTGTTAAGGATGTTGAAGCCTTTCTTTTCGTCGGTTAATGGCGAGCCTGCCGCTTTATTTTGTAGGTGAATTTGCCATAAGCCGGACATATTCTGAACGACCTTGTCATTATCACCCGCGCCTAAACCGACTTCAGTAGATACATTGCTATCGAACTTCCAGTTAGAAGGGTTAGCGCTTAACGCCTTGCCTAATACATTAAACTCTACTTCATCCATTTGATGATGAGCAACTAACCAAGCAACACCTTCATAAATTTTACGGTATGCCATCTCAACAATGTTACGTGCTATCTTTTCGACTTTAGCTTGGTCTGTTTTTTCTATGCCAGTGAATCGGGTAGCCGTTTCTTTCGCTAATGAATCACCGTCTAAACCTTGTGATGATAATTGACCACCAACACGTTGCGCCTTCATTTGGTCCATGTGCTGTTTAATCAGCAATGCTTTATCACCAATAAACTCTGTGACCATTGGCATTATCATGTCAGTTAATGGTCTATCACCCGACACTTGAACAACCCCGCCAATAACAGGAGATAATACTTCATCTAGGTTAACGCCATTCTTACCAATCCTAACGGCTTTCTTAGTGTTGTTTACAGCGTAGATATTATCTAAAGTACCGCGAGTAATAGCCGTGTTAACTCTTGCTATGTCCACTACTTGCTCGCCCCACCCTTGACCGATTACCGAGTTAGGCACAATCAAAGCTGATGCAGTGGCGTATGGTACATGGTCGAATGGTTCGTTAGATAGGATAAAGTCATTAGATTTCTGAATGTGGCGGCGCTCTGCTATACCGTCACCGTTGTAATCAACCTTGACGTATAAGTCTGCAATAGGAACCTGTTGGCTTGACCATTCACTAAAGTCTGACTCTGATATCTGCCCCATTGAATCAACGGTAATTGACCTAGCTGATTGTCCATTGATTGAAGCTGATGGAAGTTTAGAAACGAATTCTCTTTTATGGCCCTCTGCAACTAATTCGCCGCGAGTCTTAAATGATAAGTCACCAACTAATTCAGCATCATCTAAATCATCAGCACCCGTTGAAAGTAAGAATGAACCAGTAGGGACCGTTATTAATTTAATTACCTGGCGCTTAGTTGTAACTCTTACCTTGATATCAAAAGTATCATCATCGTTTTCTTTGTGAGAAATTATCTTGCCTTCTTCATGTTTGGCATTAGTAATTATCGTTGCTTCTTCATCGCCCTCATTCAATACTAGCTCGAACCCCATGGCGAGTAATTGCTCAGCAACTTCAATAGCCGTTAAGCCTTCCCACTTATGATCTTCTGTTGATTCGGTTTCCTCATAGAAATACTTTTGCACACCGGCTTTAAACTTTAACACTTCAGTTAAGAACGAGCTTTGAGTTTTATAAGAGTTAGTTTGACCTCTTACAAGGTAATCAATGAACGCTGTTTTCTCTTCAGCTTCAGTTTGTTGCGCCTTGTTATCAGGATTAGAAGCATTAAACTTAATAATAGAGCCAGCACCTAAAAACATTCTAACTAACGAATCATGCGCAGATTCAACAGCATCCTTGACATCATTAGATACAAAACTAGAACGCCCTGGAACTTCAGTACCATAAAACTCGGCGTTATACCTATCTTCTAAAAACTCATTCTGACTTTGTATTCTATTTCTATTATTTTCAGCATCAACTTGTTTAGCATTGATGATCGTTAATAGCTCTGTTTCTGGTAAGTTTGCCATTTAAACTATTCCTACTGGTTGGTATGATGAAGTATCAGCCCAAACAGGGCCGGTTGATACTGTGCTATCTTTATCTAATGATACCACACAAGCATCGAATAGATTAGGGCTTGGTATTTTAAGCCTAGCGCCACCTGGCAGCATAATTCCTTTTCTTAATTCTTCTTTAGTATAAAATCTAACAGTTGGACCCGGCTTAATGGGGGTCTTACATGCTTCTGCTTTTAACTTCTCTAGCATGGCAGGTTTTATGCCGACGTCAGTGTCTTTGTTGTAAGTGGCAAAACTAATTAAGGTGTCCGGGTCATGGTAAATACCAAGAGTTACAGCTTCCCATGTTCTATATACTCTTTCTGCAAATGCTAAAGTATTCTGAGCCTTCTTGTTAAACAGTACATCTTTGTTTTTAAGGTTGTCCTGTCTATTGGTTAAGCATGCTGTTTCACTCTTGAACTCATCTAATGGGTCATGTATTTCAGTTGATCCTTTATAAGCATAAATCTGCGTACCTTTACCATTGAAAGCGGCGTCAACATTATCCCTTAGTGTTGCACCTAGCCCGTCAGCATCATAACCGAACGAATCAACACCGAACAATATAGCTCGTTTACATGCTTCATCCATTTTACGGTTACCATTCTCAGCTTGTATTTCATCGATGTCTAAAAATACAACGCCTTCTCTTGCTGCATACCCGCATGGATCTAATCCCGTATCACTTGGGTCACAAGCTGCATTCCTTAATCCTCTTGGCTCAATGCCTAATTTAATGTGGGCATCAATACACGCAAGGAAGTGATCTTCTTTAATTACCGAGCTTGATACATCATCGTTAAACTTACCATGCCATATACCATCGAATCTTGCTTGACTCATAATTCCTCTTTCAACCTTTTGCTCGTCTTTTTCTAACTCGCCTTGTAATGACTCATCCCACTTAAACCACGGGTTATCTTTATAGGTAAGCTTAACTATCATGTGATACTTATCTTTATAGTACCCGGCCTTATCTAACTCAGCTTGATAAGGCGTGATAAACTCTTGACTCATTGGGTCTTGGCTTGAACCTGTATTCCATAAGTACCATAACTCCGCGCCGGGCATATCTCGCAATGTTGGCCCTAGCGTATCAATGGTTTCTTGCTTGGTTTTCTCTGCCTCTTCCATTAAGAAGCGTTTAAATGATGCAGCCCCTTTCATGTCAAGAATGTTTTTCATGCCTCCAAATACTAACTTGCCGCCGTTACCGTTTCTTATTTCCCACTTACTAGGCACTGACAAGAACCCACCAAGGCCGGAATCTTTAATTGTATTTTCAATACCTGAATAAATACTCTCCCTAAGCGCTGTCATTCTTTCACGTAGGACATAGTTTTTAGTTGCGGTAGAATGAACATCAGCTACAAATATATTTTGAGCGAACCGAGTCTTCATCCCACCACGACCACCAAAGAGTAATTTGTACTTACAGTGCTCCAATATAAATGGCTCAAGTTTTGGCACTAATAAAACAGTTGGCTCTTTATCGGTTGGACTCATATCACCGATAGTGCCAATCCACCTACGTATAATATGAGGAATCAGCTTCCCTTTGATTTTATCAACCCTGTCTATAACACCATAAACAGTCGGCTCTAATGTTCCGCTTGCCGCTTTAGCTAATAGCTCAATCCTGTCCAATCTTTTCGAGTGTAAGCTACTCAAGGTTTAGACCTAGTGACCTTTCAATATCTGCAATTCGTTTTCTTATTATCGTATCTGCTTCAATACCCATCATAGATCTAATTGCAGTTATTATACCCCCTCCAATATCAGGAGCTAAATCACCAGTAGATATAGCTTTAACTATTTGTGCTGCTTGTATATGAACGTCAGCTTTGTGATCAAACTCGAAGTTAACACAATCATTTGAAGGCTTAACACTGGCCCAGCCTTTATCTGATAATAACTTAATACACATACCACAATTAGGATCACCGGGATTTATAGCTGATTCGATTATCATGGTAAAGAATGCTTTTTCAGCGTCGTCTTTAGTTGAGTCCTTATGAAGGTCGAGTACTGAAGCCTCACGCATAGCCTCAAGTATTATTGTCTTATTGGACCTACCCCTAGCGGGTAGGTTATCACCTGGTTTTAGTGTTGTATTTGATTTAGCCATAACCCTTATTTAGCCCTTATCAGTTATTGAAAGGCAAATAAAAAAGGCATGACAACCTTTTTGTATATTCATTGTATCGAGTCCTTACAGGTTTATACGACATTTCCACAAACAGTGGATAACAATACTAAAATATCTTTGATACAAACAGATATTGACAATGTGCCAACTGTTACAGAATTTAAC